GCGCTGTGCGCAGAAGGCGGCCCTGTGGCACCGTCAGAGTTCAGGAAACTATGCCCTACGTCTCTCATTGAACCTGTCTAATGGTTCCCTCCAACTTTCTTTCGTACGCCTCACCCCGGGTCGGGTGGGTCGGCTACTAGGCCCCGCAAGCCTCCAATAATGCGTTATAACGATGCAACCGCTGACATAGCATTTCCGCTACCGCTAAACATCGTGGTAGGTGCGAACCTGGTCGGGAGTTAAGAATAGCGTTAGACACTTAAGTCGATACTAGACGACCGTCCCCCAGTCGGAACCCTACCTACCGTCATTACCAAGCATCTTGTCCCTATGGTCCCAGGCGGACTACTAAAAAGCCTTCAGTCGCTGGCGACAGGCAATACCCCTGTGCGGCGCCGCTACCGGCGTCACTCCTCTTCAATCTCCTGGTAAGGAGGCAAATCGTCAAACTCCCCAAACCTTGGCGCCATGGACTGTAAAACAGTCCATGAAACCAAGATATCCTGTCGAACAGGAAAAGGGGCGCAAAACTCTTTGCTTCCAACCAGCCGAACCGGGAAAGACCGTAAGTTTGACTTATAAAAATCAAACTCACGGTCGGTCGCATAAAAGGAACGGAGATCTGAAAAGAAATCGTGACGATTCCCTTTCAGCTCCGTGCGGCGGATACAGTAAAGGATGGACTCCTTCACTACATCCGCCGGCGACCAACCCCGGTTCCACTTCTCCGAACCAAGCTCAATCGAACTCTGGAAGAGCTCCTCGCTGCTCAAAGCATCAAGGTCATGACGGCAGACAAAGTCGCCGTCATAAGAAACCTTATGCTTATCAAAAGCATCGACGAATTCAACCAAGGGAAGATTCAACAGCTGAAAAAGCTTGCACAATCGACGCGCCAAAAGTCCTCGGAAGCCGAGAGAAACGGCCGACACACCAGCAGAACGTAGTTCACTGGCATGCCACCGGAAAAACTCTCGACCAGCCCGAAACCTCAAGGAAGGATCGTCAAGCCCGCGAAGAAAATCTGCAAAAGATCTTCCAAGCGAACCGGGATGTTCCGCAGGACGGAACATACCGAAACGAGCCGACCAAGAGGGGACTAAAAAGCCGTCGCTCCACTCTAAAAGAGTGGAGTTGATTGTACCCCAAGCCTCCTCCACTGAAGTCTTTGTCGCTTCAACAGTCAGACCGACAAATTCTAACGAACGCTCCCACTTCTGATAATGGCCGGTACTCTGGAACAGAATATCGTCACCATTTATCAGAACTGGGATGTTAACCTTCCCTAGACCCCGAAGGGACCACTTAAACGCCAGATAATTCTGGAGGCAAAGAAGTGGAAAGGAAAGATAAGAACCCATCATCTGACCAGTTGAAACACGGACCTCAAACTCAGAATCCTCGCCCCATACAAGAAGCGGTCTCAAAAGAGCGACCGCCGAAGCCTGTATGTTCTTAGGAACAAAGCAAGAGGATGACAACAATGACCGGAGGATTACCTCTGCGACCTCGATGGAAAGACCATCGGTCGCTGACGCGTAATCCCCGGAAACCAAATCTCCAAGACCCTGCTTGAAACCAGCCCGACGCAACTTCTCAGAAGTGGGAGGTCCGGACAAAAGCCAACGAAACTTCTTAAGACGATGATAAATCGTCTTGTGAAGAGGTTTCAAAGCTAATGCCCTCGCCTCAAACTTCGAAAGAGGTCGCGGTTTACCCGCGGACTGGACGACAAGGAGCTCTCCCTGAATATCCCCAACGTCACCTTCCCCGTGAAGAACGCAGTCTAAAAACTCGTCTTGACTTGCGCCAAGCCAGCCAAGACAGCCGCCTGTCGACCTGCTCCCGGCCGAAGAACACAGAGGTGTTCCCCGACGAGCAAGTGAAACAGGATCGTCCTTAACGAACACGGAAGATAACGGAGGAGAAGTGGTTAAACAGAATTGCTCGTAAGACGCGTCCCAGCCCTTCTTGAAGAGCTGAGCCGTCTCACGACGAACGAATTCTAAATAACCCTTAGGCAAGGATCGCGGTGGGCGGCTGATGCCAGAAGCCAGCTTATCAAGC